TATCGGTGTCCTCGGCTAGCCGTACCCGGCCTTGGGTCGTTGACGTACCGTCTAGGGTTATTAAGCCGTCGCCGTTAATAGTTGCTGCCATGATTTACTCCAATGCTTGAATTTGAGCCTGAAGGGCTTGCAGCTTGGCAAGCAACTCTTCCTTGGTTGGCGGAGGAGGAGGCGATGGGGGCGTATACGCCGCCGCTTTGGCTTCTAATTCCGCAATCTCTTCAGCGGTTAATTCAACACGCTGACCATTAACCATTTTGTGTGTGTAAATGCTCATGCTTGTATCCCGTATAACGATGCTGAACCAGAGGCAATGTTTTGCGTATCAAAAAGAATTCTTACTGCAGTTTTTGGGTCTGTATTAAAAGCCAAAACTCCGGTTCCTTGTACATTCCAAAAAGTTGTTGATCCAGTTGCGTAGTTGCAGTTAAACATCACCCGAGCAGTAGACGCAGGTGACGCTAACATATTAATTAAATAAATAACTGCGCTCATGCCGTTTGATGATGCAGCTATTGTGCTTCCAGATGTCAAATCAATTGTATTGTCATTGCTTCCAGAGTTTCCAAATGGAGTAGAACTGTTTGTTGCGTTTAAAACTGCCGAATGATAATAGCTAGATGCTATATACGTTGGACCAGATCCAGTTCCAAGCTGAACATTCAGTTGATCAGCGCTGGTTTGTGGAACGATATTTGAAAGTATCAAAAGATAACTTCTATAAGTTGACAAACCTGTCCATGAAAGTGACGCGCTATTGCTTGCAGTCTGGGTGCTAATTAAGGTCATCGCACCAGAAGACGGTGTAGCAAAACTCAGAGTTCCCGATCCGTTGGTCTGAAGCACCTGACCGCTTGTACCATCGGCTGACGGCAGGGTGAAAGTCACATTGGAGGCGATGTTATCTGCCGCCTTCAAAGCCACATAATTAGATCCGTTGTCCGTATCCTCGGGTAGCCGCAGCTCTGCTCCAGCGGTGGAGTTGCCAGCCACGGTGAGGGGCGAAGGGATTCCTCCGGTGGTGCTTAATGTTCCGGTTACGGCCACACCGCTTGCAGTTACAGCAAGTTTGGTAGATCCATTCGCCTGCAGCTCAATCTCACCGGAAGCGTCTCCGGTACTGATTAGGCCGCCAGAGCCGGTTGATGATGCGTTTATGGTTGATGCCATGTCTTACTCCGGTTTGTTAGGCCACTGAATATCCCACGGGAAGCCTGCCTGTGCAGGTACATCCCGCAACGCTTGTCTGTATGCCGCCCAGGGGGTACTTACTGAATCTGGAATGTCTTTGCCTTGAGTCCAGTCAGAGTCAGCCAAGCGGCGGTTTCTGTTATCCCGCACACTCTTAGCCTGCTCGGCATCTTTGGCCGCTTTGGCATCGTTATCCATGTCGGCCACTGAGTACTTTGTGTACCACTTGCCTTGGGTCTGCTCAACGCCGTCACGGAAAACAACCTGATATCGGCCAGCGATTGGCTGCGGGCTTTCAAAGACCGGGTCAGCTTGGAGAGCCTCAAGGACTTCTGTGGTCAGCCGGTCAAAGGACGGGCCGTTGTTTTCTCTTAGGTATTGACGCAGCTCGCCTTCGTACATCACTGCGCCGTTTGATCGAAGTCTAATTTCCATGTTTACCTCTAGGCTATCGCCAAAAAGATGAATGTCCCACCGTTAGCGTTTATCGCCGCTGGTGCGGTGCTGCTAATCTCAAATCCAGTGCTTGCGGTGTCAACGTAGTCTGTATTGGTGACTTCCGCCGCCGTTGAGTTTAGAAGCAGATATGGATCGTTCCCGGCCACTATGCCGCGAGCCGAATCCCAGACGTACCAGTCACCTGTGCTATCAGTGCGCTTGATTAACACAAACTGACTACCCGCTGTGAATCCGCAGTTGATAGTTTGTGTAGAGCCTGTGCCTGTATAAGAACCTACTTTGCTTACCCCTGCAACGGTGGCGAAGAGGTAGGCGACGTATGTTTGTCCAGCTGTGTTAATTGTTCCAGTAGTGCCTATTGTAAATACTGAAGATGTTGGCGCAGTATCATTCCATCTATTAGTGCCTGTGTTTTCAGCACTAGTATTAAATTCAAGATATTTTGTTGCTCCTAATGCGCTGTGATAAATAGTCCAAGCACCAGATGTGCTTCGTGCTTTTAAAATCATTAACTCAGGCACAACACCTAAGTTGTGGCTTACTGTTGTAGCAGAACCAGTGCCTGTATAGCAGACCACATCAAAGAAGCCAGGGGCGCGGCGAAAGTGCCACCTCGCTTGATTATTGTTGTTATACGAAAGTTGAAAACTATTTTGTAAATCAAATTGGCAAACACTTACAGTTTGTTCTGCGGCAGTCGATGCTGTTCCACCAAAATATTTGTTATCACCAGCCAGTCGATATACCACAACGGTATTAAGGGCATTTCCTGACTGATCTGCTGCAAAACAAGCATCGGTTGGAAATCCGACAGAATAAGACGAACTTCCAGAATGAACTTTTGGGTAAAACACACTTGTCCCACTCGTAGGCGTTTTCATCGGCCCACGGCGAATGGCGATGTAGATGAATGTATTACCATTATTATTTGGCGACCCCGCTGTGTCCAACTGAAAACCAGTAGCGGTTGGAGATAAAACTGTTGAATCTGATTCTGCGTTAGAAAGATTAGGAATTAAATTTGCATCTGCATCCCCAACAGGCATACCTCGCATATTGTCAAGCAAATACCAATTCTGAACGGCGCTTGCATTCTTAATTAAAACCCATTGAGGCTCATATCCAAGGTTAATAACAGGCCCATTAGTATCGCTTCCATTTCCAGTATAAGAGCCACAAGTAATCACATTTTGATCGCCAGCAAGACCAAAACCTCCAGCATTGTGGGCAAAGAGGTAGGCTATGTAATTTGATCCGGATACATTTACCATTCCGTCTGTGCCAACGGTAAACGTAGTAGAGGATACAGACTTAACAGTTGATGTGTTTGAAGATTCTGCGTCTGTTTTATTTAATCTAAGGCCATAATTTGCTGCTAAGGATCTGTGATAAACAAACCAATCATCTCCGCTTAATCGACGAACAATTACACATCCTGGTGTTGATCCAAGATCATGTGCAATTTGTCGGTTATCAACACTATCGCCACTGTAAGTAACTATATCAAAAAACTTTGGCTGCTCGCGGAATGTCCATGAGACGTATGTCTGCGTGTTTGAATTTGCGGAACCGTTTGATCCAAGACCAAATCCATTAGCGTTAAACCCAGTAATCCACGCATTTGCAGGAATGCCTGAAACGCTTGTATTTGGATCTGCATTATTTGAACTAAGCAGATAGTCTGCGCCACGAACCGTGTCAAACAATCCGTTGTTGTAGCCAAGGCTCCTGCCTTTCAACCAAACCAACCCGCCTTTTGTAGACAGATCAATGTTGTTGGTGATCGTCTGTGTAGAGCCGTTGCCTGTATAGAGGTATGTCGAAAAGACATCTTCAATGTAATTAACTGCCGCAGACTGGGCGAACTCCCCAAATCCCTGAGCAGATGCGGCGCCTCTGGTCGCAATCAGCGGCATTATGCAAACCTCGTCTGAGCGGCAAACACCGTAAATGCGGCGTTACCGGTCTTGATGATCGTATAAGTGTAGGCATCAATACTGCTTGCGTTACCAGCCGACCATGCCGTGCCACCTTGATACTTAGGCGTCACCGAGCTGCCGTCTACTTGGACGACGTTGTTGTAGTAAGCCGTAGCGCCTTGGGTAACAAAGAAGGCCACGGTCAGAGACTCGCCGGTAGCCATCAGCGTGTTAAGGCTTGTACCGCTCGATCCACGGAAGTTCACCGTCCAGTTAGCCGAGGCGTTTGATGTGTAGTACAGAACCGCTTGGGTCGTGACGTCGTAGTTAATTGTCCCGGTGGCTGCCGTGGCCGAGATCGTGGCGGTCTCCAGCACATCGGAAATCTTTGCCCCAGCTACGCTTGATGACCCAGTTAACACTGCCTTACCGGCAAACGTGGCTGACTGGTCTGTTCCTAGCGTAACCGCCGTGGTCGTGCCGTTGGTCTGGAGAACCAGCTGGCCTGTCGTGTCGCCGCTGTTTACCAGCGCGGTGCCGGATGTGAGTCCTGCTGCAATCGTACTCATGTTTACTCCTTAAAGCACCAGCCAGCGCTGGCCGGAGGATATGGTGACTGTTACGCCGCTGGCAATTGTGATTGGGCCCACAGAAAAGCCGTTAGTTCCTGACGGCATGGTGTAACTCTCATCCGCGGTTGTTTCGTTGATTACAATCGCGCCACCAGCTTTTGCTCCGCTGCCGCCAAGTGCTACAACGTTGCCGCTAGCGTCTTTTGTGTAAATCTGGCGGTCTGTGACGTTTACACCCAGCTCGCCAACCAAAAGGTTCCCCGCCGTCGGCAAGGCACCGGTGGTTGAGCTGTGGTACATTTGAATTGGCGTGTAGCCGGCCTGTGCCATTTTTATGCTTCCTTATAAAACTTTAGGTTAGTCTTTAATCTTTCTATGTCGGGGGCCATGTCTACGGCAATCTGGCCATGCTTTACCGCCTCGTCTTTTAACTTTAAATTGTACGCACTTAGTGCAATCAAATCGTGTAGCAGGTAGCCCCAGGCCGATGCGTCGTACGTGTGCTGGGCGATGTTTCTAGTTATTGACAGCGCCGTCTTTGCCGTACCGTAGCACTCGGGCCACAGATCTCGCTTGTAGCACCCATACGCCAGCGCGTACCAGTTTTCCCGTATCGTTGGGTCCTCGGCGCACGCCAATCTTAGCCAGCGCATTCCGTCTTGGCCCATATTTTCAATCGACCCGCCAATCATCCTCATGGCGTGGCTTCTTTCCAGCGGCCACATCGACCGCGGCAGTAACAAATATCTCTGAAGCTCTTTTGTTGCGTCGTCCCACCGCTGGTGGTACGTATACTCACGCCCGAGGTAGTACGCCATCCTCTGGCAATTTAAATCTTCTTTTGCGCCCATCTCCAACATGTCGAGGTACTGCCCCCGACTTTTTGTTGTGTCCGGCAGGTGACGCATTAGTATGTCGTCCGTCTGCGCGTAGATGTCCTTGCACCTTGGGTCTGGCGTTATGTACTCGTGGCATACATACTTCCAATAGTACCCGTGTCTTGCGTGTATCCTGGACGGGTAAAACACCAAACCATTGCCCGAGTCAAACCCAAATCCCATGCGCGTGTGGCCGTCGTTAAAAATCTTCTCCACGTAGTCGCGCCAGCCGGGCAACAACACCTCGTCTAGGTCCATCGAGACGCACACATCGACGTCCTTGGGCACCAGGGCCAGGGCGGCGTTTCTTGCCGCGTCAAACCTAAATGGAGAGACTAAAACCTCGTAAACCTGGGCGCCGCACTGCCTTCCAATCTCGACAGTTTTATCTTCCGAGCCGGTGTCCGCTATTACAATCAGATCTGCATCTTTGGCGGACTCACAAAATCTTTTTACGTGTTTTTCTTCATTTTTACTGATCGCATATACCGCAATCTTCATTAAACACCTTTCTGTTAGAACGTACCCCCGGAGACGTCTTTATTTGTCCAATATGTCCCGTTGTACGTTAGTACCTGACCGGCGGTTACGCCAGTCACATAAACATTATGCAGCTCGTTAATCTCGTAGCCGTTGTCTACCTTGATATACACCGAGCCCACTATATTATCAACGCGCTCGACGTAGCCAAGGGTTACAAGATGGTTTGGCGCCGTTGGTGCCGTCTGTGTATACGCACCGGCCGTTACCGCGGATAAGTATATTGGCAGTCCGGCGGTGAGTCCAGTGGTGTCAAGTTTATTTACAACCCCGACCGTCTCTACAAAGCCGTTGCCGCCCGCGGTGATTGTCTCCAGCACCATGCCGATGGTTCCGACAGATGTGGACTCGGACGCCGCAGAGGCGCGCTTAACCGATAGCCTGTTGCCCTGGGCGCCGAACACGTAAACAATCTCGCCCTTAAGCAGGCTGGTGGCCTCGGCGTTGTACACATAAATAACCAGGTCTTCACCAAGCTGGATTGTGACGTTGCCGCCCTTTAATCCAGACTCCAGCATCCCGTTGCCGTCGTCCCACTGCACCAGTCCCGGCGCGCTGGTTACCCCGGTCGCGCCGGTGGCAAACTGAATATAAACCGGCGTGCTAAGGGACGAGACCCCCGTAACGTCGCCCGATGGCATGGCGCCCGTCGCGCCCGTGGGGCCCGTTGGCCCGGTAGGTCCGGTCGCCCCGGTATCACCCGTCGCGCCCGTGGCTCCGGTTGGTCCGGTTGCGCCTGTGGCACCTGTCGGCCCCGTAGCCCCGGTCGCGCCGGTGGCCCCGGTTGCGCCGGTCGGGCCCTGTACGTTGGCGTTAATGGTCGTAACAACGTACGATATTGTTCCGTTGCGGTAGTACGTTGTTAGCGTTGGGCTTCCGGTTACGGACTGCGCGTACAGCGTTACTCGAATTCTGCTTGACGTGTCGGCTAGCGTTGTTACAGGCACATACGCCGAAAAGTCAAATATTGACGATGAGCCGGTGTTGATCGCCGTGCCGGAGGCATAGTTTCCGTTTACAAGCGTCTGAAGGACCGTCGTGCCATTGGACGCAACCTCTTCAATAACAGACCAGAAACGAACATCTTGTGTGCCGCTCCTGCTGGCGTACAGCCACACGTTCCAGTTACCGCCTACAATTGCCGTAGTGCCGGGGCTTCCGGGGTCCGTAACAAACGAACCTATTTGAGTAGGCGTTGAGGCATTTACGTTGGTTGTTACCGTCGTTTGAGCCGTGGACAGCGGTACGGTAAGAAGGCTGCCAGATATGGGGCTTGCCCCGCCGGCCGAGTCTAGGTACAACACCAGGCCGGACGATATTCCGTTTGCGCCCGAGGGTCCGGTGGCCCCGGTCGCGCCCGTGGCTCCGGTTGCGCCTGTCGGCCCCGTGGCTCCGGTGGGCCCTACATCACCAGTCGCGCCCGTTGCGCCCGTCGGGCCAGTTGGTCCAGTCTCTCCAGTTGCTCCTGTAGCTCCTGTGGGTCCTTGGTCTCCCGTAGGTCCAGTATCGCCGGTCGGTCCGGTTGGTCCGGTTGGTCCTGTGGCTCCCGTATCGCCAGCTCCCGTGGCTCCTGTGGGTCCGGTGTCGCCGGTTGGACCAGTTGGACCAGTATCACCTGTTGGTCCTGTATCCCCAGTTGCTCCAGTAGCTCCGGCAGGTCCAATGTCTCCAGTAGCTCCTGTAGGTCCAGATGCTCCTGTTGGTCCTGCATCTCCTGTGGGTCCTGTTGCTCCGGTATCACCCGTCGCGCCCGTCGCGCCCGTCGGTCCTGTGTCACCTGTGGCTCCTGTGACCCCCGTGGGGCCCGTTGGTCCTGTGGCCCCCGTAACGCCAGCTCCTGTGGCTCCGGTGGCTCCCTGCGATCCGGTTGCCCCCGTGGGCCCCGGAACTGTTGACGTCGGGCCTGTTGGCCCGGTGTCTCCGGTGGCTCCCTGCGGGCCCTGGGGTCCTGTAGGTCCCTGGTCGCCGGTAGGCCCGGTGGGCCCGCCCAGGTTTGCAATTGATGCAAGCTGTACCTGCTTTGTAACGCCGTTTTGGACGACTACGGTAAACTCGTCGCCCGTTAGCGGACCCGCTACTTGTAATTGGGTTATTGAACGATCTGCCATGGTCTCAGTAGAGAAGGTCGCCCGGCTCGCCCGCCGTTGTTCTTTCCGGCTGCGGCAGGTCTATGAATATTGAATCCCCGGCGCCATCTGGCGCGCCCTGTGTAACAAGGTGTCGATTGTCGACGGCGATTGATACATCTGGCCTTGGGAATCTCAGTGAAATGTTTTCAGTCTGCCGGGCCGGGAGACGCCAGGGATCAAAATGATCCAGGTCTTCCTTGCAGACCCTCATGCCGGGAAAGTTTGGATCCGGCATGAGGTCCACGTAGGCAAACTTTCTGCTGCAGCGATCACAGATCGCCACAGACAGTACAGAATTTCCTCTTGTGTCGAGGTAGACGGACATGTTAGCTTGGGGTTACTGGATTGCCGCCGCCGTTATCAACCCAGGTATCTGCAGCCGCAGACCCGGTGGCAATCTTAATCTTGGTGTTGGTGGTCTCCCACACAACACGCCCAGATGCCTTGCCTGTGGTGTTGATGGCGTTTGCAATGTCTGCAATCTCGCCGGCGGTAACGTTCGTCAGGATTTGAGGCCCTGTAGCCCCAGTTGCTCCGGTTGGTCCCGTAGCGCCTGTTGCACCTGTGGCTCCGGTTGCACCCGTCGCGCCAGTGGCTCCCGTTGGTCCAAGCGGAGGCGCCTGCCATATCGGCGCGGCTCCGGTACCCTGAGATATTAAAACGTTGCCAGAGGATCCAGTTGCTTGCAGAACCGCATATACAACCTCGTCGGGGGTGGCCTTAGTCGTGGACGCGCCGCTGTTTGAGACAAGCGGAAGCACGTCCACGGCCGGATCGACCGTGGTAACCGCGGGGAGCGCAGATATCTTGACGTCGGGCATTTTACTTGATGCCTGCCTGGATGACGGTCAGCGCGTCTCCCGCCGTTCCGCCAGTTAACCTAATTGCCGTAAACGGCTGCCCTAAAAAGTCAGGGCCATTAGGCGCTCCCGTTGGAGCGGTGACCCAAGAAAACGTCGGGGCAACAAAATTTCCGTTTGTTACTGGAAATGGGTCGGTCATTGAAACCTGAACGACTCCACTTCCAGACGCAGTATACGACACCATAAACGGTGCAATATACTTATCTAACACCACGGGCTCCGTCGCGCCGCTTACTCCTACTGTAACAGTTGTTTGGCGCATTTCGTTTCCTTAATTAAAGAGGCGTTGCTAAGGTGTTAACAACCGCAACCCACGGGGCCGCCTGGTTGCCGTTTCCGCCCCACTGAACGATAGAGCTGGGGGGAATTTCAACGCCGGTCACGGAGCCATTGATGGGCTGCGTGCCGTAGCCTTTGAGCGTGCCGGTCACGGCGCCTTCGTTAAACACAACGCCCTGAGCGCCGTCATAGCGCGGATCTGCGGGCTGAGAAGATGTGGTAAACGTGCCGCTTTCGACCTGGGGCAGCGTCAGTGTAACCGCGCCGGTGGGTCCGCCGTTGGTTGAGGAAAGAATTACGTAGCTACCGGTTGCCTCGAGGCTTGCGGCGGTTGTGCCGGCGCCGAGGATGTAGCTGGTGGATGCGCCCATGAATCCAGCGATGGATCTTACTGGGCCGGTAAAAGTGGTCATCGACATGTTATTTTCCTTACTTAGAGGATGCCCCAAACCGTCGCTAAGCCGTCAGCCGGGAAGTTTTCGGCTGTCTGAGTGGGGCTGTGATCTTCCTATGACTACTTATGCAAAAGGGGCTAAAAATCCGCCCTATTGGGATATTGCGACGTATTTATTGCTTTTCTTAACATTTTCAGATCCGGGAATGACCTGAAGGTTTTCCGGAACGTGTAGCCCAGAAACCAGCTTACCTTGCAACGGGACAATGTGGTCTACATGCCAGGGGAAACCAAACATCTTTGCCCTTAACGCGGCCAGCTCATAAGCCTGCTCAATAATCCAAAGGTCGTCGTCTGTTAGCCATTTTGGGGTTCGTTGCAGTATGGCTGCCCTGCGCTTGGATTGAAGTGCTGCTTTTTTAGGCTTATTATTTTTATTCCACTCTCTATTTCTAGCGTTGTGGTTTTCTAAATCTTTTTCTCTGTTTTTTCTGTGTATCTCATGCCTTCTTTCGGGATTAGCCAACGCCCATTCACGAGCTCGTTGTTTTGTAAGCTCCTTATTGCGCTCGTACCATTCACGAGCAATTCTTTTTTGGTTTTCTTTGTCTCGGGCCATTTAAGTACAGTAAAACAAAACGGCCAGTCTTTCAACCGGCCGTTTTGACTACTTCAGCGTTGATTAGACGCCTGCGGTACCGTAAATGTTACGTGCATCGTGCCAACCGGTGGCATAACGCTCCGTAGCTTTGTAACGCATGGAGTCAGTTTCAAAGTCTCCCTCCATAGATTTCTCCATGGGACGACGCATTACCAGCATTAGACCGTTGTCCGCGTCGGTCTGGATCCACCAAGCCTTGGAAGAGCTCAGACGGGTCACGACGTGCGCGCCCTTCGGAAGCATACCAATCGACTTGATCGGGTTCAGATCGTTGTCAGCGGTGCCGGAACGGAGAACAGACTTCAGAATAACTTCAGCCTGGAACTCGAGTGCCGGGGGAACGATCAGCTGCTCACCCTTCAGACGAATCCGCTTGCCGTTGTTGTCAATGGCGTTACGGATCTGGATGAGCATCTGCTCAACCGAGGTCTGCGACAGGTTAGCGGCGGTTGCCAGCGTGTTGCTATAGGTCAGACCGTTAGCAACGGGGTGTGCGGT